ATCCCCTGCGCCAGCGACGCTGTATACGCCGCCAGAATCCAGCCCTTTCGGGGCCGCTCTTTTTTTTTGCGTCGTCAGACACATCGGGCGATTCTGGACCGAAGTAGGCGAGTTGTAGCGCTTGCTGGACGATGCCAGCAAAGGGCATCAACGGCGGCGAGAGTTCCATGATGCGTTCAGCCGTCAATTCAGGATGGCGAGCCGCGAAGCCGATGGCGGCGACCGAGGCGACTACATGGGGGTCAAACAGGTTCGGGCTATCCCCCTGAGCCGCCTCGATCGCCGCCAGGGCATTCCAATCGAACCGCAGGGTATACATCTCCCCGGCTAACTCCACATCTACAGCCCCGCGAATAGGATTCACGTCGTCGTCACTACGCCTGAGATTTCCAGCGTGATTGATCCCGAAACTTTGTCATCCACAGCCCCCGCAACGCTGAAGTTCAGGACATACGCTGAAAACGTTTGAATCGTTCCATCGCTGTACGTCAGGCGGATATTTTTGAGCGCTCGACTGGAGCGAGCTGTTTGCAGCGCGGCCTGGCCTGCATTGCCCGGCACCCAGTTGACGCTCAGCGATAATTGGCCCTCGTCCATGAGGCCAATCATTTTTTCTTTGGCTGTGCTTTGCAGATGCGTCACATCGATCACGCTGGCCGAGCCACCGGGGCCATCCGTGTCATGCACTTCCCCGATCGCGGTCCAACTGACCGGCGTAAACGTGCCGCCCGAGGTGTAGGCCGTGTAGCCGCTGGAGTCGAGGTCGAAGAAAAGCTCATCGTCCTCCTTGGCAATGATCATCTCGGTCTGGCCGTTCAGTTCGGTCATGCCGACAATGGCAGCAAATGTTCCGACATCACCGGGGGACAGGCCGTGCGCGACCGATGTCACCTGGCAAATAGCCGCCTGCGTAATGCCGGTGATGGTTTTGGCGCCGCCCGTGCCGGTACCCAGTTCCAAGAGTAAGCCCTGTGCTTCAATAGCCATGCGGGTTTCCTTTCACGTTTCAGTGTGCCAGATGCTAAAATCCTGGCTGATGTAGTAGGCCTCAACAGCCGACTCATATAGATCATGTCGCCCCAGGGCAGAAATGGCCCGAAGCGTAGTAAACTTCTGGCCGTTCAGGGCGACCTCAACGGCCTGTGCAGTTTCATAGGCATCTCCATATGTTTCTCCCCAGGTATGTACCCGCAAACGCGCCCAGTGTAGCCCCTGCGGCCCTGTCAGGCTATTATGCGGATCACCGCTGATCTCCAGATAGGTCACGGCTGGATACGTGGGCTCTTGAGGTAGGTTGACCGGATAGATCCGGCTCCCGACCAGGGCTATCACACTGGCATCGGCCAGCAGGGTATCGCGAAAGGCCTCGGGCAAACTCATAACAGATCGGATTCCAACCGACGGCTCAGCGTGCCCGCCTCCGCACGTCGGCGCAGGCGCTTGGCCGCACTGAGCAATTTTTTGCGGATTTCCACGACGAGGATATCCAGGGCTGCTCGTTTCTGAGCATCCCAAGCTTTGGTGAGAAAGGGATAGGCCGGCATGCTCCCTGTACTTCCTCCCCGTTTCCGATAGCGCTCTTGCGTTCCGAATTCAATCAGATGCGCATGGGGCGCTGAGCTGCCAATGAATACGATGACAACATCACGGTGGCGATAGCGGCGCTGACTCTTTTTTAATCGCGTGCCGATTTTTAGGCTATCTGACAGATTGCCCGTAGCGCCGGCTGGAACATTCTCTTTAGCTGCAGCCAAAATAGGCTGCGCGGCCTTCCGCAAGGCACCTCGTAAGACGGTTTTTTCCATAGCCTTGGGCAGGTCTCGGAGCATCTTATCAAGCTCCTCTACACCAACCAGCTCAAAGGCAAATCCATCACTTTGCGCCTTCGTCGCCATATTTATTCCCCCTGCCGATGTGCTGATAGCAATTCCAATCCCTCGCGTCGACCGATCTCCCTCACAGCATGAATATCGTACGTGTTTTCACCATCCACGAGCTGATCGTGAGGCGTTATGTCCTCTCGATAATGGACGAAAAATTTAGCCGTCAACGTCGCCAACTGCTGCTGCGCCATGAATCGCTCCTGTCCCCGCAAGTCACGCCGATCGGCCCAAACGCAGACATTGGTCCAGGTTTCGGTTTCTTCGCCGTATTCATCCTGCCCCGTCACCGTGCGTATTCGCAGGGTGATCAACCGATCCATCGCCCCATGTCTCATGGTATCTCGATCCATCGATAGGGATTCATCAGCAATTCACTGCCCCAGGGGAGCACTTGCATGCTGATGCCCGGCACTGTCGCTTCCCTGTTCGCGTACAGATGTCCAATAATCAACAACATAGCCTGCCGAATAGGCACTGGCACATCCGCTGCTGCTGAACCATAGCCAGCATCCCACGTAATAACGATAGGATCGGGGCCAGGCGCGCTGGACAGGGATGGCCAACTGTACCCATCGGCTGGGGAAAGGATACCCTCTGTTGTGACCTGAAAATCCGTAAAAGACACCCCTTCTACCAGGATAGATGTAACAGCCTGAGCAGGCGGGAACGGCAATCGGATAGTCTCAGGGAAGCTCTGCAGGTATCCATCCCAGGTCTGCGTCATAAGCGCTCGACGTGTAAAATTTTGCGCCAAGATCGTAGCCGTTTGAATCAAGCTGTTCAGCAGGTCATCTTCCTGGATATATTGATCGGCTTGCGCTTCAACGGTCGCGAGCCGAAGATGGAATTTGGCTTCCAGCAGCGTCACAGGTTCCGCCGTTGGCGCTGTATTGAGACGTGTTATCATGCCATCCTCACTATTGAAAATTTCCATATACGGGAAGATCCACAGTCTCTCCCCGGCCGCTCCAGGCTGGCAATGTCACGACAAGCTGAAGTTTCCAGATCCCTTCCTCGTCGAGGTCGCCCGCCTGCACGATATATCGCCCCTTGGTCGTATCATACAAGGCCGCTACCCAAGAAGCCACTGTGCCGGATGGGCGTCTGATGGCTATTTGGATGCTGGTAGCCGCGGTCAGATCCTCGCCTGAATCCAGGATGATTTCCGTCCCCTCATCGCCCACATATACTTTATTGTCAGCCACCGGATTGCTCCAAATCTATAGCAGATATCATTGAGATCTCCAGGGCCACGGCTGAAGGCCTGGAAAACGAGACTGTCAGAGTAGATCTCTTCTCCCTGGTCACCTCAAGGAGGGAGGTCTTCGACTGCTGCACGGTGAGATTACTCGCCAATTCGACTTTCAAGCGCTACCGTCCGGGTAAAGGTCGACGACCGCCGCACAATCTCCTTGAGCCACCACCACAGGCCGGCTCGCACAAAGAGGATGCCCGGGTTAGGCTGAACGAATAGAATCATGTCAACCGCACCCGCCCACCATTGACCAGATCGTATGTGCGCCAGGGAGTTGTGCCATCATCGGCATAAATCGTGATAACGGTGCCGGTCAGCGTCACATCATTCCCGGTCAATTTGGCAACATCGGCCACGAACTGATTCAGCGCTGCCACCGAGGCCTTGAAGTCGTCCACGCTGGCGACGGCAAGGCCTTTCACCGCGCCGATGTTCACCTCTTCCGAGGCTGGATCAAACGTGCTGAATCCTGTTGCTGTCTGCCAATTGCCCTGATTCTGCTGCAATTCATCGGTATCAGACAGGATCAACGCGATATCCGCTCCATCGAAGGGCGTGCTGTCGGCCAGAATTGCCGATTGAATATCCTCGCGAAAATTCTCATTGGCTCCGAATACATATCGCTCTTCGGCGGGCAGGTCAGCCGATCCATCGCAGCGCAGAGCATAGGCTATTGTGGGGTCGTAGCCGCCAAAGTCATACCGGTACAGCCCATCGCCCAGGTCTACCATCGCGGCATCAGTGATCACCAGCGCCCCTGTCGATACGCGCCGAATGCGGATCGTCGCACTCAGTCCCGCTTGGGGCGTGCCGCGCGCCGTGAAATAAGCCACAATGAACATTTATTCCACACTCCGAGATGTCGTCACAGGTCGAATCCCCAGCCGGCGTTCAATCTCCTGCAATCGTTTCTCATGTCCGTCTATCTGCTCTGCCTGCTTTTTGAGAATTCCTTCCATGACATGAGCAGTTTCCTGCACAGCGGCCAGCGCTTCGCCCTGCTTAGTGCTCTGGCTGTCAAGTTGCTCACACCAGTCATCCAAAAAAAGCAAATAGGTGCTCAGCCCCATTGCGCCGCGCTTGCCGCCCCCTTCTGACTGGCAGACAATTTTCCGCCGATGAACGGCATCCAATGTTTGGACGTTGAGTTCCTCATCCGGAACAACGACCGTGACATCGACTTCATAATCTCGCCCAACCACACCATAGCGCGGTGTGCGAATGAGCACATCGATCATACCCTGCACGTCGTATTCCGTATACACTTCCTCAATGATATCTGTTGTGCCAGCGCGAAATAACGTGATTTTTTCCATCAGTCGGCCAGTAGGGTTTTCCCCAGCAGAGCCTGATCGCCATCCAGGGCCACCGCAAAGGGGAACGTAGAGGCTGTGCTGCCGATAGAGGCATCGGGTTGAATATACAACTTCTGCCCTGCTGGATAGCCAGAGAGCGCTCGGGAGAGCCCCCCCAGCAGCGTAATCCGCCGGGTTTCACCAAGGGCGCCAGACTCCTCCAATACTCCCAAACTCAAATCGAACGAATCAACCAGCGAATCAACTACCTGCAAAAAGGTCTTGTACGTGCTGTATTCGACCCATGACAGGACGACCTGCCAGGAAGCCCCATAGGTGTTCGTACAGACATCCAGGTCCGATAGTCGCTGATTGTGGAACGTAGTGGGCTCACTCAGCGCATCGAAATTCACACCGGGCAGCATGGCCGTCTTGTAGCGCCCCTGGTAGGGTCCTGTCTCATAAGTATAGATGGCGAAAAGCTGTGAATTTTGCGGGTTTGCCATCGCCGCATAATAGCTGAGAGACGAGGTCAACTGGACAGATTCTTGGTGCGTGAGCGTGAACCCCAATTGGGTGAACATCGTCAAATTCGCGTAGCTGCCATTGCGGGCGCAAATGACGAATTTATTTGAGGCGATTTCCCGCATATCGAAAACATAATAGTACGAGCCCGCATGCAGGAGCGTGCTGCCGGTAAATCCGACAAAATTATTCCCAGAAATGTCCGACCGAATAACGTAGAGGTCCGAACCACCTCCCCTATAAGCGATAATGATATAATCCGGACTGGTCGCCCAAATGCAGCAGGAATATCCAGCGGAGGCGGCATAAAACGTAGCCGCCGTCCCCCAAGTAATAGTGGACCCGCTCACGGAACCCAGTCGAGCCTGTCCGTGATAGCTCACCCCGCCATCGCGGAACGACACGCAGAATTGCGTATCGCTGATACGACAGCCATAGGGGTAGTAGGCTGACCCGGCCGAACAGACAGCCGCTGTTCCCAGTGTAATCACCAGGCCCGACACGGTCGC